CGGCATACGCAGCTCCGGGCCGCGCTAACAACGCGACACCCGGACCCGGCGCTCCGGAACGGCGTATCTGGACCAACCGCGATATCCAGGCGTTCTACGAGGGCCGGCTGAAAGGCCGCTACAAAGGTCGAGAACAGGAAGCCGACCGGTTGGAGCGGGACATTCTTCTGGCGGCCCAAGAAGGACGTGTCTCCCAATGACAGCCTTCAGGAGCCCCTTAAATGGCAATTGCACAAGGCACGCCCTATAGCGGTAGTGCCGCATCTCCCGCTTATTCCGGCGCACCTGCCGGTGGCGTGTTCGTACCGGAAATCTGGTCGGGCAAGCTAATCGAGAAGTTCTACGCTGCGACGGTTCTCGCTGCCATATCCAATACGGATTACGAAGGCGAGATTCGTAACATGGGCGATAAGGTCAAAATTCGGACCAAGCCCACGATCCAGATCAAGGACTACACCCTTGATATGGCGTTGACGGTGGACCGTCCGTCCGGCACGACGGTCGAGTTGACCATCGACAACGCGAAATACTTCAACCTGGTGCTCGACGATATCATGCGTTTGCAAGCCGACATGGAATTGCTTTCCATGTGGAGTGACGACGCTGCCGAGCAGATGAAGATCACTATTGATACGTCGGTGCTTGCCGGTCTCTACGCCAACATTTCGGCTGATAACAAAGGGGCTACTGCCGGGGTTATCTCCGATAATATCAATCTCGGAGTGGCTGGCACACCGCTGGTGGTTAATGCCACCAACGTGGTCGACACGATTGTCGACATGGGCACGGTGCTCGACGAGCAGAACATTCCGGAGACTGGGCGCTGGATGGTCATCCCACCGTGGTTTGGCGGGCTCGTTAAAAAGTCCGACCTCGCCAACGCCTCCATCTCGGGCGATGGCGTCTCCCTCGCGCGTAACGGCCGCCTCGGCATGATCGACCGGTTTACGCTTTATAGTTCCAACCTCTTACCCAAAGCCACCGATACCACGCACAAAGTGACCTATATCATCGGCGGTCACAGTGTCGGGCTGACCTTTGCCAGCCAGCTCTCGAACGTGGAAACGATGCGTTCGGAGATCACCTTCGGCACGATCCTGCGCGGTCTGCACGTTTATGGCAGTAAGGTGCTCGACGGCACTGCGTTGGTCAGCGCCTACGCTACGCCGATTTAAGGTTACTCCTGGGAGTAACACATGCCGACTTATGCCACGCGGACGTTTGGCGCGCTGCTATATGAGGCTCGGGGCCTCCTCAATGACCTCGTGCCCATATCGGGGAGCCCTCGCTTTACCGATGCCGACCTGATCGAAATCGTCAACGAGGCGATTATCGAGATCAAGGTCAAGCGGCCGGATGCGTGGATGACGTATGGGTTGCGAAAACCGCTGCCCCGCTACGTGATGCCGGCGGACACCAACACCATCCTGCCGTTCGAGGATCAGTTTTATTCGCCTCTGATGTTTTATGTCGTTGGGCGGGCTGAGCTGGTTGAGGATACTTTTGCCGACAACGGCAGGGCGGTGACTTTGTTGAGTAAGTTCAACACGTTATTGTTGAAGAACAATGGCTAGCCAGATCAGTATTGGCGATACCCCTCCCGCCTCTAAGGCGGTCGGCGACGGTTGGTGGGATAGTGTTTCCGGCCAGCTCTACATCTGGTTTGGCCCCGACCCGTCGGGTTCCTACCAGTGGGTTGCCGCCACTAACTACCCCGGTCAACCGGGTCCGGGGGTTGGGCCGGAAGGTCCCGTTGGCCCAGTCGGCCCGGAAGGCCCCGACGGTCCTATAGGACCGACTGGACCCGTTGGGCCGCGTGGTGTCCAGGGCGTGCCAGGGCGCAATACGGGCGATGCGATCCTACCGACGATCCCCCTGCCGGATTGTGATACTTCCGGGTGCGTCAATAACCTGGAGGGGGCTTACGACCAGATACAACTACAAATGCCCGGTGTTACGTTCGACAACGTGAAATTGCAGGTGTGGAACTCGGTCAGCGAGTTCTTTATGCGTAGTACATATCGCCGCGAGCATGTGTATTGGCGGATGGACCCAGGTGTAAATACGCTTTCGTTTGACCCGTGGGATAGTCATTGGCGGGCGTTTCGGTTTCTTGAATTTCGCGGGTTGTCCCGTCCTAAATTCGAGCCGCCAGGACGTATCCGCGATCTCTCATGGCCGATCCCGGATACCACACGCAACGGCGAAGTTCTGATTGCGTTGCGCCCTTCCTGCCACGACGCTCCTTTGGATGATAATTTTTGGTTTATGTGGACCGACACGATTGTCGCCGGCGCCATGTCGCGGTTGTTCCTGCAACCCGGTAAGCCTTTTAGCGACGCCGGGATGGGGCGTGTCCAGGCGGGGTTGTTCGGGTCCGGCGTGGCGCAGGCTCGTGCCCATGTGCAGTCGATGTTTGTCACCGAGGGCACGCCCTGGCGGTACCCATATTTTGCTTTGGGTCGTTCCAAGAATGGCGGTTGGGGAGGCCCGGCCTGATGCACGAGTACAATTTTCAAATCACCGCCGACGACGATAAAGGTCTACCTTTTGGTCCGGTCAATAAAGACAATATGGACATCTCAAGGCTGATCATTGATTTCACCTGCTGGCTCGACCCGTCGGAAAGCATTACATCGTTAGAGCATTTGATGGTTATGGCCGAGCCGCCAACGGCGCTTGTGCCGCCGTGGCGGTCTAACTATCCGCTCGATAACACGACATCAGTATTTATCCCGGAAGACCTCTATCCGCTGACATTTTACCGTAATAACCTGATCAGCGACGGTAAAGCGGTCGTCCTGGATATGGCTGCCGGAACGCCGGGGCTGACTTATGTAGTTAGTTTCGTGGCGAAAGCTGGGGTTTCCTTGCGTAAGCGCGAAGTCGATACATTGATGACTATCGATCAACCGCTCAACCCCAATATGGTGGCGTTGGCCGATACCATTCCGGTTTATAACTATCCGTTGTTTATCACGATGACGACGGCATTGCCGCTGGGATTTGGCAGTCCCTTTGGCCGGGTTTATATAAACAACCAAGTCGCCGCGCCGATCACTGTTACGCTCCCTCCGTCGCCGCTCCTGGGCGATGTTGTGTCCGTATTGGACTATGGCGAGACTGCCAGCACCTATCCTGTGTCATTTATCGGTGCTTATGGGTCGGAAGCTTTTAGTATTCCTGGTACTGAGTTTATTTCAAACATCTCCGGCGATGATCTGACGTTCGAGTGGACCGGCACCTACTGGGCTATCGGCACTAAACTATACCCGATATTGGGGTAGCGTAATGACTGGACTGACTTACCCCTACACCAAATACGACAGGATGTTGGGGGATAACCTCGCCAAGGACCTTGAGTTCAACCCCGGTACGGTCCCTCCATCAGGCACAGCCGGCGGCGCAGGCCGGTACAAATATTGGGTCGATACTACCTCTTCGTCGTTGCGCCAATGTATAGCAACGCGGGCAACCGCTGGCGTGTACGTGCCAGCGGAGTGGATCACGCTGGGTGTTATCGACATCGCCGGGGCTAAGTTTCACTTTAATACCGACCAAGTCGATTTTACCGGCGGGTCCGGCGTCCTGACGGTTACCAATTTGACGGTGACCGGCGCGACGACGTTGAACACCCTGACGGTGACCGGCGCGACAAGCCTCAACACGCTGACGGTGACTGGCGCCAGTACCTTACACGATACGAGCATCAACGGCGGGCTGAGCGTTACTGGCAATGCCAATATTGGCGGCGCGCTCGCGGTAGTCGGCAATATTAGCGGTGCGGCGATTACCGGCGCGTCGTTGACGACAACCGGCAATGTCAGCATCGGCGGCACCCTTGGTGTGGCTGGCGCGACTGTGGTGCAAAATCTTAGCGTGGACGGTGGGCTTACAGTCGCCGGGAATACCGGGCTGCAGAGCGTTAGCGTGGCTGGCAACTTGACAGTTACCGGTACGGCAACGCTTAGCGATGTTCCGTATCTACACGTTACTGGCAACGCCGATTTCGACGGTTTTGTCGCGGTGGATGGGGCGATCACCGGCGCGTCCCTCGCGACGACCGGTGCTATATCCGGCGCTTCGGTAGGCACAACGGGATCGATCACCGCTGGGACAACTCTTCACGCTGCCGGGCAGATCAGCGGCGACTCGCTGGTTATTTCTACGACGGTAGCGGCTGGCGGCGCGATCAATGGCGCCTCTCTTAACGTGACTGGCGCAATCGGTGCGACGTCACTTACGACGACCGGCGCTATCGGCGCTGCTTCGGCGACGATAACCGGCGCGCTCAGTGCCGGCAGCCTTAGCGTTTCCGGCACGCTTTCATCCAACATATTCGACGCTGTTCAGTACAACATACGCGGGTCGAACTTTGCGACACGCGACGCCGGCGTCACGATCACGACGATACTCGACACTAGCGGTACGGCGAATATCGTGATGTACGG